CATCAAAGCATTAGGTGAATTGTATAATAAAGAAACAGAAGATGAAACTAAAATAGCTTTTGTTAAAGATACATTAATGCAATCACAAAGAGGACAATTATTTATTGCTGAACATATATTTGGCAAACCAAAAGATATTATTGAAGCTACACACAATGTAAATGATTTTAATATAAAAGATATATTTAAAATTGGAAATAAAACTGAATGATAAATATAATCTATTAGGAAGTGATAGTAGATACTTTGTAATTACAGGTGGAAGGGGAAGTGGTAAATCATATTCCCTTAATTCCTTTTTATTGCTTCTTACTTATGAAGTAGGTCACGTTATATTATTTACAAGATATACATTAACTTCTGCAAACGTTTCTATTATACCTGAATTTATAAGTAAGATACAATTAGCTGATTTAAGCAACGATTTTTATATTACTAAAGATGAAATAGTAAATTTAAAAACAGGGTCTAAAATCTTATTTAAAGGTATTAAAACAAGTAGTGGAACACAAACTGCAAGTTTAAAATCATTAGCTGGTGTTACAACTTGGGTATTAGATGAAGCTGAAGAATTAACAGATGAAGAAACATTTGAGAAAATAGATTTTAGTATTAGAACTAAAGGAATACAAAATAGAGTTTTACTAATATTAAATCCAGCAACAAAAGAACATTTTATATACAAGAAATTTTTTGAAGATAAAGGTGTACAAGATGGAAGTAATTTAATTAAAGGTGATACAACTTACATACATACAACCTATCAAGATAACATAGAAAACCTATCACAATCTTTTATAAGTCAAATAGAGAATATAAAACAACGTAGACCAGAAAAGTATAAGCATCAAATATTAGGTGGATGGTTAGATAAAGCAGAAGGAGTTATATTTACTAATTGGACAATAGGAGAATATAAACAAATAGGTAAATCTGTATTTGGTCAAGATTTTGGTTTTAGTAATGACCCAACAACATTAATAGAATGCAATATAGATACTTCTAACAAACGTATTTATATAAATGAACTTTTCTATTTACCTTCATTAACAACGTCTCAAATATACAATTTAAATAAGCAACATTGTTTAGATAGTTTAATAGTAGCTGATAGTGCTGAACCAAGATTAATAAGTGAATTACAAACATCAGGTTTAAATATAGTACCAGCAATTAAAGGACAAGGTTCTGTTACTTATGGGATATCATTATTACAAGATTATGATTTAATAGTTTCACCAGAAAGCATAAACTTAATTAAAGAGTTAAACAACTATTGTTGGTTAGAAAAGAAATCTAATACACCTATTGATAATCATAATCATTTACTTGATGCTTTAAGATATGCAGTAAGTTATCAATTAGAAAATCCAAACAAAGGAAACTATTTTATTTACTAATGAGTTACGGACAAATAATAGCAGCTATTCAATGTTATATACATCACGTTAAAGGTGTTGAAGTACAAATTAATCTACCAAGAAACATAGGTGAAATAAAAAAGATGCAACAGATGTATAATGTAGCAAGTGCTTACCTTTCGTAGTAAGATAACTATTAAAATCAACGTTTATATTTACACAAAAGGTAATGAAAGAAGAAGAAGATATATTTGAAAATATGGAGTTTGAAGCAGCAGATACAAGATATGAAATAATATCTATGTGCAATCAAGCATTGAATTCAGTTGAAGGATATGATACAGGAATGATAAGTAAAGAAGATGCATTTAAGATTAAAGAAATTAGAAGAAAGTCTTTAGCATTAATTGATTTGCATATTGGAATGATATATGATGAAAACTTTGAAAGTTAAAGAAAAGTTAAAATGTATTTTATTTAAAACAATATAGTTATATTTGTATCAAATAACAAACAAATGAAAACATATATGACAAAGTATTTAATAACTTACTGGACACAACGTAATGATGAAAGCACAGATGTAGAATTAGAACTATATGCTTATAATGAAATAGACGCAATGAAGAAATTTCACGATATGAATATAGTACATAGAAAAATAGAAAGTGTAGAAGAAATGGTTTAAATTTTGATTAATAATGGTTGAAGAAAGACTTACAGAAATGTAGGTCTTTTTTTTGTTTAATACAATTTAGACTTTATTTTATTTTTAAATAAAAAACAATGAAGTTACAGATTACAATACCAACAAGTTTAGAAGAAATAACATTAGAAAAGTATCAAAAGTTTTTATCAATAGCAAAAGATAATCCTGATGGTGATTTTCTTCAACATAAAATGGTAGAAATATTTTGTGATATAGATTTAAAGAATGCTGCTAAAATAAGTTACAAAGATGTTAATGAAATAACAACTAATTTATCAAATCTATTTAATCAGAAATATGAATTGAAAAGAACATTTAAATTAGGTGATACTGAATTTGGTTTTATAACCAATCTTGATGAAATAACATTAGGTGAATATACAGACTTGGATAAATACATATCAGATTGGGATATGATGCATAATGCTATGGCAGTTTTATATAGACCAATTACAAAGAAGTTAAAAGATAAATATCAAATTGAAGAATACAATGGTAGCTATACTTATTGTGATGCTATGAAGTTTATGCCAGTTGATGTAGCATTAGGTGCTGTGGTTTTTTTTTACACTTTAGGCAACGAATTACTGAAGTCTACGATACATTATTTGGAGAACAACAAGGAATTTCAGAGTATAGTAAACAATCACAATTTGGAAGTAAATGGGGTTGGTATTCATCATTCTATGCTCTTGCTCAAGGAGATGTTAGAAGGTTTGAAGATATTTCCAGAATTAGACTATCAGTTGCATTAACATTTTTAACGTTTGAGAAAGAAAAGAACCAAATAGAAATTGAATTAATAAGAAGTAAATAATGAAAGGATTTTATCAAGTAACAACAGCAATTAAAGACCAACTATATAAAGATATATTTGTTAATACAGTTTCTTCTGGTGATATATTTGAAATTGATTTAAACAAGCAAACTATATTTCCTTTGTCGCATATTATAGTAAACAATGCAACATACAATGGCAACACTTGGTTGTTTAATATATCAGTTCTATGTATGGATGTTGTAGACTTTAGTAAGACTGAACAAACAGACCAATTTTTAACAAATGATAATGAGCAAGATGTATTGCATACACAATTAATGGTTATTAATAGATTGTTAGAAGTATTAAGAAGGGGAAGTTTATTTGATGATTTATATCAATTACAAGGCACACCTAATTGTGAACCATTTGTGGATAGGTTTGAAAATAAGATAGCTGGTTGGACAGTTACATTTGATGTAATGGTAGCTAATGAAATGACAAGTTGTGATAATGAATGCTAATAATTTAACATCTACAAAAGAAGTTTTAGAAGCATATAAAAAATATGTTATTCAACAAGCACGTAGTAATTTATCTAAAGGCAATAAGAACGTTTCTAAACAACTTTATAATCAAATCAAAGGTGAAATACTATTTGAAAATAATTATTTCTTATTAGGTTTCTCTATGCCTAATTATGGATTTTATCAAGATGAAGGAGTTAAGGGTGCAGACCCATCACAAGTATCAAAGAATGCAAAGATAAAAGGTCAACAAGCACCAAATAGTAGATTTAAATTTAAAAGAAGAATACCATCAGCACCATTTGAACAATGGGCAAAGTTTAGAAACATAAGATTTAGAGATGCAAAAGGAAAGTTTAAAAAAGGTAATTATAAATCAATAGGTTATATCATAGCTAAAAATGTATGGGCAAGGGGAATTAAACCTTCTTTATTTTTTACTAAACCATTTGAAGATGGATATAAGAAATACATAGATACAGATTTAATAAAAGCATTTGGTGGCGATATAGAAACATTAATAGATTATACAATAACAAATAAATAAAATGAAATTAATATCAGTAAGAAGTCCATATTTTATAATAGTAGATGAAGCAAGTCAGGTAGGTAGCAAAGTAGAATTATTTATTTGGCATAAAGGTGAAACTGAACCAGCAACAGCTACTTATACATTAAGTAAGAAAATAGCATCAGCAACACAAACAAAAAACACATATAACATATCTAATTACGCTAAAGAGTTTATTGATAATATTACATCTGCTTATAATGGTTTTATAACTGAAGTAACAGATGATTGGGTTTATGTTAAAGTAAAAAGATATAAAGAAACATCTGCAACTAATTATACTTTATTAAATACTGAAACTTATGTAGCTTGTAATGGTTACACAAAATATCAAGATGGATTTAATGAAATGATTAATAATACTTTTATTCCAGTAACTTTATATCAACAAAATAAAACATATAAATTTTTTTATGACGATATTCCATCGATTTATTTTTTCATTGATTATACAAATGATGCTGATGAATATTTAGTAAGATATTCTAATTTTGAAGCTATACCAAATACAGATGAAGAAACAATTTTAAATGGAGAAACTGAAACACAATATTTATTTTCAATTCCTATAAGTTTAGGTGGTGTAGATTATGTAGATGGCAATAAATTAGAAATAGTAAAGAATGATGTAGTTATAGCAACTTATATTTTTAAAACAGAATGCGAAACAAAATATTCACCTATAACAGTAGAATATGTAAACAAATATGGTGGTTGGGATTTTATTACTTTCTTTAAAGCAAGAACTGAAAATTGGGAAGTAAAAAATAAAGAATATCAACTATTGCCAAATGATGTAGACTATAACATATTTAGAGGTCAAAGTAAAGCATTTAATTATGAAGCTAAACAATCAATAAAAGTAAATACAGGTTGGTTAGATGAAAGTTACAATGAATTGATAAAAGATTTAATGGTTTCAGAAACTATATTGTTAAAAGATACAATAGATGCATCATTACAGCCAGTTAAATTAAAAACAATGAAAACTGATTTAAAGAGTTCTTTGCAAGATAAAATGATTAACTACGAAATAGAGTTTGAATACAATTTCAATCAAATTAATAATGTAATATAATGGAGTTATATATTTACGTTGATGATGTTGCTAAAAGAGTTGAAATGTTTCAAGATGAAAAAGTTTCAGTTACTTCTACAATACAAAACTATTCAGATATTGGTAAACTATTTACAGACTATTCACAATCATTTACAATACCAGCATCACCTACAAATAATGCTATCTTTTCTCATTGGTATGACAATGCAGTTGATAATGGTTATGATGCAAGAATAAGATACAATGCTTTTATAGAAATAGAAACAATACCATTTAGAGAAGGTAATGTACAATTAGAAAAAGCAAATAAAAGGAATGGTTATATTGAAAGTTACACACTTACATTCTATGGCAACCTTACACAATTAAAAGATAAGTTTGGTGAAGATAAATTAAATAGTTTAGATTTTAGTTCTTTAAATCATACTTATGATGCTTCTACTATTGTTTCAAAAATAAATGCTAATACTGGTAATGTAAGATACCCATTAATTGGTAACACAAGAAAGTTAGAATATAAAACTGCAACAATTTATGATATAACTACAAACACTGGTGCTATTAATTGGAATGATTTATTTCCAGCAGTACCTATAACAAGCATATTAGACTTTATAGAAACTAAATATGGTTTAACATTTACAGGTAATTTTTTAGGATATAATCAATTTGCTAAATTAAATATGCTATTAAAAAATAGTGAATTACCAAGAGCATATAATGCTGGTGAATTTTACGACCATTACAGATTTGATGGTTATGCTTTTCCTGAATATAATACAACAACAGATACTATTACTTCAAATTGGAATACTGGTTTTGCAACTATTCCATCAACTGGTGCTGTTGGTAGCAATAGAAGAATATGGATTAATTTTAGAACAACACCGGCAACACCATTTATAAATACAAATTATAAAGTTGAATTATACCAAGATGGTATAGTAGTACAAACATTTGATAATTTAGTTGGAACTACAAGTGTTACATTATTAGATGTTAGGCAATCAGATGACCCAGCACAACACGAATATAAAATTAAAGTTTCTGCATTAGGTTCTTTTGATTTTAAAGGTAAAATAGCTTATGTAAGAAATAATTCTGCTGGAACAAGAACATCAGAAAGTTATAATTATGCAACAAGTGGTTTACCTGATGGTCAATCATTTTCAGCAATACAAGAAGTTGTTAATTACGTGCCAGATATTAAAGTTGCAGATTTCTTTATGGGATTAGTTAAAATGTTTAATTTAATTATTACACCAATTAATGAAACTACATTTAAATTAGAACCATTAGAATTGTATTATCAAGCTGGGCAAATAAAAGATTTAACACCATACATTTATGCTAATGAGTTAGATATTGAAAAGCCAAAACTATTTAAAACAATAGAGTTTACTTATGAAAAGTCTGAAAACATTTTAAACAATGCGTTTAGAGGTTTATTCAATAGAGAATATGGTGATTTAGTTTATGATAGTGGTTCAAATTCTGAAAGTGGTAAGTATGAAATTAAGTTACCATTTGAAGATGTTATGTGGGAAAGAGCAATAGGGTATGATTTTCAAACTGCTACATTATTAAATAAAGATTTACAAAGTTATACACCTAAACCAATATTGATGTATAACAATGGATTGAGTGATGTTTCTGCTTTTCCTATTAAAATTTATAATGGAACTACTTACACAAACGTAAATAACTATGTAAGATTTAACAATGAAATAAATACAGGTGCAACTGATTTAAGTTATTTATATTCTATAAATTTTGGTAATGAAGTTTCATCTTGGTATTTAGTAAATGCACCACAAGGATTATACAAAAGACACTATGAACAATATATAGCAAATCTTTACAATCAAAAGACAAGAATTTTAAAAGCTAAAGCAAAATTAGAACCTAAAAATTTGACTGAATTAAAGTTAAACAATAGAATTATAATTAGGGATAATAGATATATTATTAATTCTTTTACTACTGATTTAACAAGTGGTGAAACATCATTTGAATTAATAAATGATTATAGAACTTTAGGTTATGATAGTGTAGGTTATAGATATTCAAATATAGAATTATTAAACGTAGATAATACAGCACAAGAATTCCAATTAGATTTATATTTAGGAATGTTTAAACAATTTTCAATTAAAACACTTTCTGGTTTTATTTCATCACCAACAAGTGGTGTACAATATCAAGATACAAGTATTATAGTTACAATAACTGCAAATGCAACTGCTGCTGAAAGAACTGAAAATATAACTATAACATTTAAAGATTTTGATAATAATGATTTAATTATAGATATTCCAATAATACAACAAGCATAATGATAAAGTTAATATTAGAAATGCTACAATTAGATGAGCATTACGGACAATCAGAAACAATAGAAATAGCAAAAGGTAAGTATGAATTACCAACAACTTTTTCAGGTACTCTAAAGCAATTTAAACGACAAATAAAGGAAAGAAAAAATGGCAGAAACTAAAACTGTAAATTTAGAAGTTAATTCTAATTTAGC